GTGGTGTCTTCTGAAGACCCCCTTCACACGCTTTAATTCGTGGGCGTCCATCTCCACGAATACCGCAAGTCGAGCGGCCGCTCGCGACCCACACTCCTCTCCTCCTCATCTAGCCACGTTATAACGTGGTGTCGACGAGCAGGAGCGGGGTCGGAGGTCCTACACAAGTGACGATAGTACAAGTAACCCTCCAAGCGGAAATTAATCCGCGAGAAGGTTCCCGCCGAAGCCTCATAGGTTTTGAGAGAATCAGGGTTCTCTTGTATCGATCTCACCACAAGAACTTTCACCTCGCGACGTTGGTAGCCTTTATGGTACCTAGTCGTCTGGTGATTGATCTTTCCGTCTGTGTAGACGCCAAACTCATCTCGATCATTAGTGAAAGGAATGAACCTCGCACGGGAACCAAGACCTTGTCTGGTTAACCTAATTATCGTTCTTCTCAGGTTTAGATATCCGAAGTCGTAAGCACGGTTTGCGAGGCTGATTAGACCTGCATAATATGCCGGGTCGATCGTCGCCGATCGCCGTAACGTTAACGAGTATCGGATAGGGGTGATGTCGAATCCGGACCAAGCGTATATACCGCAGGCTTCTCGAACGGCGTTGCCGCCCTCGAAGCTTTTATCGCGGTTAACTTGAAATCCGAATTTCGTCAAAAGCGCAACGACATCTGGGGTGAATCTTGTATCACTTACGATGTCGTCACCGTAGATCACGATGGGATGAAGCAGATCGTAGTTTTGGCGTAATGACGTGTGATCACCACACCGGGCCACGACCTTTCTGACGATACTTCCTCCATCTAAGTCAATTCCGAGGCCTTTCGCATATGCGAGAAGGCATATACTAGTAAAGATCACGCACTGTATAGGAAAACACAGTGCAGATCCCATGGGCGCAAATTTCTTCACGCGCATCACTCCAACTGGCGTTCGCACAGTCGAACTTCTAGTATACAGGAGGGGAATCACCCAGTCCACAGGGAATATAGCTCGAATCAAATCGACATGTACTCTGTCCGATGCTGCCGAGAGATCAATCGTATCACTTAGCCCATCCTCTGAACCACGCATCGCAGCCTCGCGGCTACGTGATTGGTCTTCAAGGGTGACGAAATGTCGCATTAACCCGGAGGCAAACTGGCGCTTAACGGAGCGAAGGAGGCTTTGTTGGAACATCATAACGGTGTTCCTCTCCTTAGATATAGACCTCGACGTTTTCACGTCTTTGGCCACCATCTTTAACTCCGAGTAGTACCATGCTTCGAACACTCCACACCTTGACTCATCGTCCCCGATGAAGGGTACGATTTTGCCAACCGCTTCTAAAGGAAAGTCGCGGTAGATGAGTCGGCGCAGTTTCCAGGGTAACGCCGTCAAGGCTTTCGCCTTTTCGGGGGCCCCATAAACTGCACCCCTCAGATCGGCTACATGACCGGGCCCAAACTTAAAACCTTGGGCATCCAACCGCAGAGGCTGGGCGCAAAGTTCACCAACAATCTTCTTCAGATCACTGGTGTCCCTATCGTTCGGTACCTGCCATGCAGTGAGGTCACATTCGATCTTCTGCCAGCTGCGAAATGCAGTGGCATCGAAACTGTCATCTTCATACTTGATCTTCTTGGTGAAAACCAAATAAGAGTGGATGAACTGCAGTAGTTTCGGATCGTGCTGTCTACACCATTCGTGGTATTCCCTAAAGATAGGCGTACGTTTGAACTCTTGGTAGAGTTCGACGTCCGGGCTACCATACAGGGACAAGCCCTTTAAAAGCTTGTCAGACAGCGAAGCGCGTTCTTTAATCAGTTCGACTAATGGTCGGCTAACCCACAGGCAGAGCTCGCGG